AGAAAAGCCCGAGATGCCAGAGGCTCACATGAAAAAGGTAATAAAAGAATTTATCAATTTTACCAAACATACCAACTCCTTGTCTGCAATTAGTTTTGGATTCGAACAAATAATGAACAAACCATTTGACAAGAGCGGCTCGATAGGTTATCTTATAAAGAAGAGGATTGCTCAGGTAAAAGCAGATTTTGCTTCTGGCGCCATCGATAATATAACAATTGACGATATGGGTATGTCAACTAATGATTTTTCAAGCTATTGACGATAAGTCTGAATGCATCGGGATCTACACAGACGGAAAGCTTCACTTTGACAAGTTTCCCGAGAACCTCACAAAGACATGGAAGTATACGGGGTCAATCACAGACCCGTCGGTGGAATACGCATGGATCCGGAGTGCCGGTCGCACCCTTGAGGATTGTTGTCCGGACTATTTAACAGAACAACTGGTGTCTGTGCAAAAGAAGATGCGCGCATATGTTAAATCTTTTAAGATCGCCAAGGTTAACCTTAATGACCATTGCGTATTTGACTTGATTCCTCATGACTTTCTGTTAGAATTTTGCGAGATCAAAAACAAGGTAACCGAGCACGTTTTCGAAGCATTTCCGGCACCCCCCAATTACGAACATCTTGCAAGTGTGCAAAAGCTCCTGCACAAGATCCAATACCAACGTCTTAACCTGAATGTAACACAGGCACACCATCTGCTCTACTCTTCTCGGGATCGGTACAAACTCACCGAGCTAATAAAAAACTATCAATATATAGACTATAATCTTTTTGGGACCGTGACCGGTCGCCTCACAACTCGACCAGACTCTTTTCCGATGCTAACGATAAAGAAGGAGTTCCGAGCCATTGTGAAGCCACATAATGACTTACTTCTCAGTTTGGATTATAACGGTGCTGAACTGCGGACCTTTATCGAACTGAGCGGTCTTGAACAGCCGCAAAAAGATATCCACCAATGGAACATCGAAAACATTTTTAAGGACCACGACGTGACGCGTGACGAGGCTAAAACGCTATTCTTCGCATGGCTATATAACCCTGACTCCAACGAAATTCAAGCAGAAGCGTATGATCGTAAAAAAGTACTTGACAAGTGGTATGAAGACGGTTATATTAAGACACCATATAACAGAGAGATTCTGGTGGAAGAGAGGAAGGCATTGAATTACCTCATTCAAAGCACAACTGCAGATCGCGTCATGGCAAAAGCAGTCGAGATCGATAAACTTTTGGAAGATAGGAAAAGTTTTATCTCACATATTGTTCATGATGAAATAGTTATTGATTACTCGGACGAAGATCGCGATTTAATTTTAAAAATCAAAGAGACGTTTGAGGACGGTTATCTGGCTAATTTGAAGGCTGGAAAAGATTATTATAATCTAAAAGAGATGACGCTATGATTTCCATTGTTGGCTTGGGCAACGCCGCCACTGCTATTGTTGAGAAATTCAAAGACATTCCTCAATATAGCGTGTATGTCATGAATGACAAGGTGAAGCGCAATTCTAAATATAAGTTCAAACTAAAAGCTTATGATCATCCCGAGCTTTATGAGAAGCACATCCCTAACGTAACAAAGTTTTTTGAAACCACAGAAGAACACATTCAATTTTTCATCGTGGGAGGCTCGTATAGCTCCAACTACTCGCTGGGGATCTTGGAACAAATAAAGGATAAGAAAATTGATGTCATCTATGTGAAGCCCGACACAGAGCTTCTCACGGGATATCCAGTCCTTATAGAGAATGCAGTCTTTGGCGTGCTACAGGAGTATGCTCGCTCAGGGCTCTTTAACTCAATGACCATCGTGTCCAATCTTAATTTAGAGAATTGCATGGGGGACTTGCCCATTAAGACTTACTATGACTCTTTGAATCAGTTCATTTTTTCAACCGTGCACCATGTAAATTACTTTACGCACACAGAGCCGGAGATTGGACAGGTATCAAAACCAGCAGACATAAATAGAATTCGGAGCGTAGCAGGTTTAGATTTAACAAATCTTGAAGAAAAATGGCTTTTTGAGCTTGACACTCCCCGAGAATTATGTTATTATTTAGCTATAAAGACTGAGAGATTAGAGAACGAAGGAGGATTGCACAAGCGACTCGTAGACATGTTGAAGGATAAACCCCGAAATGCATTTCGCAAGCTGTCATATGCAATCTATGAAACACCTTATAACGATTTTGGGTTCTGCGTTGCCCACACTAACGTAGTACAAAACAACCAAAAAACTCTTGACAAGCTTGTTCAAGAGTGATATATTAGGTATCAAGGAACGCTTGATATACTTTATTAACCATTAAAAAGGAGAAAAAAATGGGAATTGATATGGAACTAATGCGACGTAAGCTCGCAACCCTTCGCGGAGAAGGAAACAAGGATGCAAACTCGCCATGGTTTAAGCCAGACGAGGGAGATACTGACATTCGGATCGTACCGACTAATGACGGAGATCCACTAAAGGAAATGTTCTTCCACTATAACGTGGGCGATCATAAGGGAGGCATCATGTGTCCGAAGCGAAACTTCGGCGATGAATGTCCAATTTGCGAATTCGCTTCCAAGCTTTGGCGCGAGGGAGTTGATAACAATGACGATGAGAGCAAGAAGCTCGCAAAGAGTCTCTTTGTGCGAACGCGCTACTTTTCACCCGTCGTTGTGCGAGGTCGCGAAGAGGAGGGGATCAAGGTCTACGGCTACGGCAAGCAGGCTTATGAGCTTCTTCTTGGATACATCCTCGATCCAGAATATGGTGATATCACTGATAGCCAAGAGGGCACCGATATCACCCTCACCTACACCAAGCCTAATAAGCCCGGTGCATACCCACAGACAAGCCTCAAGATGCGTCGCAACACATCCACATTGCTTGAAGATACGGAAGCTATCCCCGCCCTCCTCGATGGCATTCCTGACTTCGATGGTCTCTTTGATCGTCTTAGTACTCAACAAGTAGACGCTATCTTGGATGAGCAACTTTCGGGAGATTCCTCCGCAGAAAGCCGCTCATCTACGACAGCCAAGTACGGTCCTGCCAACGGTAAGAGCAGTGTTGACCGTGCATTTGATGAACTAATGTCTGGCTAAAGTAAATAGGCATGTCTGATACCGATGGCAGAGCGGGATTAAAATACTCTGCCATATTTTTTTAAATAGGAGACAATAATATGTTAGATAAACTCAAGGACCTATGGTCCAAATGGAAGGTTCATGTGAGCGTTGTAGGTGGCATCTTAGTCATTAGCAGCATTTACGGAACTTGTTCATATGAGCCCCCCACTGTGTCAGAAGCAGAGGTGGCTCCAGCAGAGTCTACCACGACCAACACAGCAGTTGAGGCGTCGGCAACCACCACCCCCGAGACGACTGGTGATAGCACCACGACCGCCCCAACTACCACAACTACAACTGAGTAGTTACAAAAGCCGCTGGCAGACCGGTAAAAAGTCTGCCGTTTTTAAGGAGGGGCTCGTGACACAGGCAGTAAATCAACAGTCGCTTTTAAGCGAGTTAGATATAGCTATCAGAAAGATAAACAATAAGAATCTGAAAAATCCATATCGAACCAAAAAGCATGTTTTGAAAATGCTTTCTAAAACACAGTTCAAGAAGCCATATACTTACAAATGGCTTAAAGATATGAGAGATTTAGAGCTATTGTCTATCACAAAAGGTGGAACATTTACGTGCCCATGCTGCGAGAAGGAAAGTACAGAACCCGTGCTGCAACATAATTGGCACCCTACACCCTATAGAGTTTTGGCAACTCGTGCTGTGGATGATGATAAGTTTTGCTCGATGATCCCGGAATACATTGTTCATCAAACTAATGAGAAGGGAGCCTTTACGTTAAAAGAATACAAAAAAACGATTTGGTATATAAAAAAACAAAACCCTCGCTACACGGAAAAAGAAGTATATGAGTACGCGTACGCCAAGACAAAGTCAAATTACGCATTGGGGTATTTTACAGACAATGAGCTGTTGTTACATCACATTGATGAAATTAAGAGACACATCCGCATGGAAAAGAATGATTATGATTTTGTTTGCAGGACATGTGCTCACAAACAAGACAAGTATATCATTGATAGTGGTCGCCTATATCCCGATGAGCCTTATTTCTTGTATGACGAGGACTGTGAACGGCGCGAATTATTGGCCAATGCTTGTATCGAGGCGTGGTTGTCAGCTTGACAAAAAATCTTAAAATGTCGATCTCCCAAATTTTTTCGCCGGTATATTTTTGAGATTTTTGGTTTTATAATGAAGACACCGTTACGCTACCCAGGCGGCAAATCACGTGCTGTTAAGCACATCTTGCCTCACATCCCGGAAGACATTGACCGACTTTGCTCGCCTTTCTTTGGCGGAGGCTCTGTTGAGCTAGCAGTTGCCGACAGGGGCACTGAGGTGCGCGGCTACGACAAGATGAAGCAGCTAGTATGGTTCTGGATGGCGCTATGCGCAGACAACGATCATCTAGCTGACGAGGTGCAAAGCCTGCGAGAACAATATGAGATTCGAAACGGCGATACCGTGACAGGCTGTTCAAAAGAGTCATTTCACCAGTACCGAGAGGATCTTAAGACTGAATCGTTTATGTTTTCTTACGAGAGAGCAGCAAGGTATTATGCTATTAATCGCGCTAGTTTTTCTGGCGCTACATTTAGTGGTGGATGGTCCGAGAGGGCTTCATATGCAAGATTTACAGATTCGTCGGTTCAAAGATTAAGGGATTTCGAAGCCAAAAACTTTAGAGTAGATTATGCCGATTTTGAAGACGCGATGGGCTATCACCCAAAAGCTTTCTTATATCTTGATCCACCATATATGCTGAAAGGGTCTCAGAATTCTCTCTATGGGATTAGTGGGAATCTACACAACTCGTTTGATCACGAAAGATTACACAGCTTGTTGACAAAGAGAGCTGGATGGGTTATGTCATATAACAATTGCAAAGAAATTAAAAAGATGTATAAAGATTATGAGATTATTGAAACAGAATGGTCTTACGGGATGAATAAGAGTAAAGAGTCATCTGAGATACTAATTATTGCGAGATGAACATGAACGAGTTACATATTAGTTTTAAGAGGGCGATGGAAGAGGAGGTCGACATCCCATCCGAAATGGAGGATGACGCTACCACGCCGCTGCCATCACCGGAAGATGGACCTGAGAACAATCTACAGCGCGCCATCCGTGCAATCGAGGCAGAAGGCTACGAGTATAAGATCGTCAAGAATGAGATCCGTGTCTTAGACGACAACCGCCAAGAGACGATGCAGAAATTAGAGCAGATGCTCAGCCCTCTCGGCTTCGTTTACAACCCCAATTCAACTCGCAGTTCGCTGGGTCGCTTAGAGCTTAAAGCTGCCTCCGGCGGATCCGCCTACGTTGTCGTTAAACAAAAGCGCCGCACTGCAGCATCAGCCGGCATGGACTTCGAAGAAAAATTGGCGACTGAGATCACTAGTCGATACCGGCATGCTGGCATCACCGCCACGACTGCCGGGTTCGGTCACGGCTCTGATTTAACTATCTTAAAGAACGGACGCAAGATGATGTCCATCGAACTTAAGACCGCGCTCTCGGCAGACTTCGGACAGTTTCGGATTGAGTACAACATTCAGTCTAAAAGCTGGGAGCCTCGCCGCACTGCTGGTTTTGTTAAGAACGAAAAGGTTTTCGGTTCTCTATTCAATGACTACTTGCGAGACTGGCTCAACCACTACGCCAAGTTTCCGGACTTGTATGATCGGCGCTTAAACCTGCGCGGCAATAGCGTCGTTGGTCTGCTGCCAACGCAAAAGACCGGAGAACTCAAGAAAGATTTACAAACCAAATGGTTTGATGGGAAGACGGACAAGAAGGTGCCGTTTGAATTCTCACGGATTGCGGGTTACTATGCAGATAAGGGCGATTCGTTCATTCAGATTGGGCAAGCAGGACTTTACGCCCTAAAGACGCCTGCACAAACAATTATTGATGTGCCCATGTTCGGAGACTTGGGACTAAACTGTGATTTGCGATTAAGACTAAAGCCCTCCATGGGAGCCAATAGCTCCACCAGCTTCACAGTTGCTGTAAAAATCAAAGGGCGCTATAAAAAATCAAATTTAAGCTTGACAAACCCGCAAGACTTAGATAAAATAATATCAATGCTTTAAACTGTAGGAGAGCACATGGCAAAAGCCAAAGCAGGTCGCGTGGCAATGCAAGACCTAATGAAACTAGTAAACAAGAAAGCCGGTCGGAGCGTTGCCCATGATCTAACCGGCGACAACCCCACCTCCGTTAAAGAATGGATTCCAACAGGCTCTCGCTGGCTTGACTCGATCATCTGCAAGGGACGAGTAGCAGGCGTCCCAGTCGGTAAGGTCACAGAGATCGCCGGACTGGAGTCCACGGGCAAGTCATACATGGCAGCACAGATCGCAGCCAATGCGCAGAAGACGGGGAAGCTCGTCGTATATTTTGATTCTGAGTCTGCCATCGACCCAAGTTTTTTGGAGAGAACAGGGTGCGACCTAGAGCGCTTAATGTACGTTCAAGCATCCTCTGTCGAGTTTGTGCTGGAGACTATCGAAGAGCTTCTAGCAGCAACCGACGAACAGATTGTTTTTATCTGGGATTCGCTAGCATTTACCCCTTCTGTCTCAGACGTGGAGGGCGACTTCAATCCGCAATCATCGATGGCGGTGAAGGCGCGCATTCTTGCAAAGGGAATGTCCAAGCTGACGATCCCTATTGCTGATAAGCAGGCGACTCTGCTTGTCCTGAATCAGCTTAAGACCAATATCCCACAGGGTCCGAATGCCCGCATTGTGGCGATGACCACGCCCTACACAACCCCCGGCGGCAAGGCGATGCACTATTCTTATTCGCTGCGCATCTGGCTGACTGGTCGCAAGGCAAAGGCATCATTCATCGAAGATGAAAAGGGTTTCCGAATTGGATCAGAGGTTAAAATTAAGCTAGAGAAGTCTCGCTTTGGCACGCAAGGGCGCTCTTGTGCATTCCGCATCTTATGGGGCACTGAAGAGATTGGCATTCGCGATGAAGAGAGTTGGTTTGACGCTATTAAAAGCTCCGAGTCTCTCTCGTCCGCCGGAGCTTGGTATACTCTTAAGACACCCGGAGGCTACGAAAAGAAATTTCAACCCTCCAAGTGGACAGGGTTGATTACATCTGATCCCGAGTTCCGTGCCGAAGTGATCAAGATCATGGATGAAGAGATTGTTCAGAAGTTCCAGAATCGAGAAGGCAACGCGGATGCCTTCTACGCCGATCCTGAAGATCTAACGGTCCCAGTAAAAGAATAAAAAGTAGTTGACTTTGCCCTCCTAATTGGTTATAATAGAACATAATCACAAAGGAGGGCTTTGTGTCTGTAGACTGCAAAGAATACAAATGCGGCGCAGCCGTTAAAAGGCACGTAGGGATCAAAAGAGTGGTTTACACGATTAACAACAAGATAGCAGGGAGCTATAAGCTATGAAACGAGTATTAATTATTGATGCGCTGAATGCGTATCTGAGGGCATATATTGTAGACCCATCGCTGTCCACCAATGGGCAGCCGATTGGGGGACTCAAAGGCTTCATCAAGATTTTACAGAAACTGGTGAGAGAAACACGACCCGATCAGGTGGTGGTTGCGTGGGATGGTCCGAACGGATCCAAGAAGCGCAAGACTATGGACAAGAACTACAAGGAAGGTCGCAAGCCGATCCGCCTCAACAGAGCATTCCACAACCTTACAGACGACGAAGAGTTGCAGAATAAGATTTGGCAGCAAGGGAGAGTGATCGAGTATCTTAACAACATGCCCATCATCCAAACCCTTCTTCCAGAGATTGAAGCCGATGACGTGATTTCGTATGTCTGCTCGATGGACTACTATAAGGGCTGGCAGAAGATCATTGTCTCTAATGATAAAGACTTCATGCAGATTTGCGACGATGAGACGGTGTTGTGGCGCCCCACTCAAAATGAAATGCTCAACACCAAGCGCATCGTCGAACAGACGGGCGTCCACCCTACTAATATGGCACTAGCGCGCTCCATCATTGGAGATGCGTCCGATAACTTAGCTGGCATCAAGGGTGTTGGATTCAAAACAATAAGTAAGCGCCTATCGTTTTTAGGTGAAGAGAAGACATATACTATTGATGATGTCGTAGACTATTGCGCCAATGCTAGCGAGAACAGCAAGCTTAAGGTTTTCGATAACATCGCAGAGAACAAAGGGGTTATCGAACACAACTACAAGATGATGCAACTCTATGCGCCCCAGATGTCTTTCCAATCTAAGATGCATGTGAAGGAGTCCATAGAAAATTTTGAATGTGAGTTCAACAAGACAGAGATTCTGGGACTGATGCGCGCCGATGGATTTGGTGAGCTAAATTGGGAAGATCTTAAGACACACTTAAACAAAATAGCGAGAGAGTGTGTTGACAATGCAACCGAATAAATCTTATTTTTGCCTTGACTTTCAGCCTCAGTCGGTTATACTTATAAACACAAGCGGGGGTATAAATGGCAGCAAGTAAAATCAACTTTGGAAAGTATGGAAAAACTTTCCAAGAAGGACTTGTTCAGCTTATTTTTGAGGATAGACCATTCGCAGATCAGATCACTGAAGTACTTGATACTAACTTCATTGAGCTAGAGTATCTGCGTGTCTTTCTAAGGAAAACGCTAACATTCCGAGAGAAATACGACAAGCACCCATCAGTCAATGCGATGTTAACCATCATTAAGACTGAACTGGAAGATGAAGACGAGACGATCCAACAACAAGTGAAGGATTATTTCGCTCGCATGCACACCCAAGAGGTGACGGACGCAGAATACATCAAGGAAATCTCGCTTGATTTTTGTCGTAAGCAAAACCTGAAAGAGGCGATGCTGACGTCCGTTAATCTTTTGCAGAATTGTTCTTTTGACGAGATTTCTAAAGTTATTAATGATGCCTTAAAATTGGGATCTGAAAATAATTTTGGCTATGATTACATGGCAGACTTTGAAGAGAGGTTCATGCCCAAGTTCCGAGTACCAGTCTCTACAGGCTGGTCCGACATCGATGGTATCATTGGTGGCGGCTTAGGCAAGAGCGAACTGGGGGTTGTGATTGCCCCCACAGGAGCCGGCAAGTCGATGGTTCTTGTGCATCTTGGATCTGAAGCTTTAAAAGAAGGCAAAACTGTAGTACACTATACACTAGAACTTCAAGATACGGTCATTGCAACTCGCTACGATAGTTGTATCACAGGTTATCCCCTTTCGGACATCATTAATTTTAAGGAAGAGATATATGAAGAAATTAAAAACATTGATGGAACACTTATTGTTAAAGAGTACCCAACTAAGTCTGCCTCCACAAATACAATCCGAGCACATCTTTCTCGGCTTGTTAAGCGTGGTATTAATCCTGGAATGGTTATTGTAGATTACGCAGATCTTCTCAAGCCCATGCAAATGCGCAAAGAGAAGCGCGAAGAGCTTGGGTCTATTTATGAGGAGTTGCGCGCCCTCTCCACAGAGTTCCAGTGCCCTGTGTGGACCGCATCACAAACAAATCGCGCCGGTCTGAGCGCAGAGGTGATCACAATGGAACAAATCTCAGAGGCATTTAATAAGTGCTTTGTTGCCGACTTTATTTTCTCTGTCTCGCGAACGATTGAGGACAAACAGAACAATCAAGGAAAGATTTTTATTGCAAAAAATAGAAACGGACCGGACGGAATGGTGTATAATATATTTATGGACACCTCCAATGTGAATATCAAAATTTTGCCTAAGATTCACCAATTGGGCGCCGGTAACAATACTCAGCAAGTGGCGACATCGCCAGTCTCCCTTGATCCAAGAGCGCAGCAGGAACTTTTAAAGGCAAAATATACTAAACTAAGAAGGAAATAGCAACCAATGAGAACACTTGACAACATCCGCCGCTTCCGGCTTTCCGATACATTCATTGAGCCGTATAAAGGAGCCACCGTCCCATGGGGACCCCTAGGGTATGTAACATATAAACGTACCTACTCGCGGCGCCTAAACGAATTTGAACCCGACGCCACCGGGAGCGAAGAGTGGTGGCAAACATGTCGCCGAGTTGTCGAGGGCATGTTCAACATGCAAAAGCAGCACGTATTCTTATTGGGCTTAGAATGGAATGATGCCAAGGCACAGAAGACAGCCAAGGACGCTTATGATCGGCTGTTTAATTTAAAGTGGACACCACCCGGTCGCGGACTGTGGATGATGGGGACCAAGTTTATTGAAGAGAAGACCGCTGCCGGATTGTTTAACTGCGCATTTAGATCAACTCGCGACTTGGCTACCAAAGGCGGCTATTTGTTCGCGTGGATGATGGATGCTCTTATGGTAGGCATTGGCGTAGGGTTCGACACCGAGGGCGCTGGAACCGTTAACGTCAAAGAGCCCCACTATACTAATGACATCCATGTTATCGATGACTCCCGTGAGGGGTGGGTTGATTCTGTTCATCTTTTGCTCGATGGATTCTTCTTTGGTGGAAAGGTGCCCAAGTTTGACTACTCCTCTATCCGACCACAGGGCGCCATCATTCGCGGCTTTGGGGGCACCTCATCGGGCGCCCGCCCGCTTATCGAGTTGCATAAAAACCTAACGGAACTGTATGCCGGTCGCATTGGTGAGCCAATTAGTTCTGTTGATATCGTGGATACCGAGAACCTGATCGGGCGCTGTGTGGTGGCGGGCAATGTGCGCCGCTCTGCTGCTCTAGCAATGGGTCGCTACGACGACAAGCGATATCTAGAGATGAAGAACGATTCTGAAAAGCTCATGCATCATCGATGGGGTTCGAACAATTCCTTCAATGCGGTCGTGGGCATGGACTACACATGGCACGCGACACAGTCCCAGAAAAATGGTGAACCGGGATATATTTGGCTCAACAACGCACGCACCCGCGGACGATTTAAAGATGGCGAACGTCTAGACGATATTAATGTCGCAGGATTCAATCCTTGCGTGGAACAACAGCTGGAAGACGCGGAGCTATGCTGCTTGGTCGAGACATATCCAGCCAAGCACGACGACATAGAAGACTACTTGCGCACTTTAAAGATTGCTTATTTATACGGAAAGACTGTCACCCTCTCCAACACTCATTGGCCAGAAACAAACGCAAAGATGCTTAAGAACCGGCGCATCGGACTATCTCAGTCGGGTGTTGTGCAGGCATTCAACAAGCACGGACGCCGACAGATGTATGATTGGTGCGACAAGGCGTACGCACACGTTCAAGAATTAGACGAAGAATATTCTAACTGGTTATGTATCCCCAAGTCTATTCGGATGACCTCGATCAAGCCGTCCGGAACAGTCTCGCTGCTCAACGGATCGACCCCGGGCATCCACTTCCCCGAAGACGAGTACTACATTAGACGTATCAGGTTCTCAAAAGATTCAAAATTAATTGATAAACTTGTTGAAGCGGGATACAAGATGGAAGATGATCGTTACTCTCCCAACACACTCTGCGTAGAATTTCCGGTTCACGAACCGCACTTTCAAAAAGGAAAGCGCAGCGTATCTATGTGGGAACAGTTGGAGATCGCGGCACAGTACCAGCACTACTGGGCTGACAACTCCGTATCAGTGACAGTCACCTTTAAGCCCGAAGAGGCTTCCCAAATTAAAGATGCCCTTGAGATGTACGAATCTCGTCTGAAGGCAGTCTCCTTTTTAAAATATGAAGAAACGGGATATGAACAAGCTCCCTATGAATCTATTACTAAAGAGCAGTATGATGAGGCGACTAAACAAATTAAACCACTGATGCGATTCGAGACAGATGAAGGCGGCAGCGGCACCAAGTTCTGTACTAACGATTCTTGCACTATTTAAATTAACAACTAACCCGGAAAGTAATAACATGTTTGAGCCACTCAATAGATACATTCAGATTGATTTGGGACAACCAAGTCCCCACGAAACAGCAGGAGGCGTCCTGCTTCCACAAGATTTTAAACCGACAGAAGATCGACATGTCGTAGCCTCCGTTGTGGCGTGGTCGACAGAAGTTCGCTTTGCAGAACAGCTATCACAGGGTGTTCAGGTCCTTGTGGATAAGTCTATGGTAGAACAGCTTGTGATCAACGGCGAGGACACCTCCCTTGTGTTAGATAATTATGTTTTAGGACTAATTAAATAAGGACACAAAGGGGGAGCATTGCGAGATGCCTATCGACAAGAATTTTTATAATGAATCGTCTGCAGCTAACTTGGGCTGGGAACCAGCATGGTTTGGCGAAAAGTATTTCGACGATAAGCTCGTCCGCGCCATTAAGAAATGGCAGAAAGAAAGAGGCTTATCAGGGGATGGTCTATGTGGACCGATGACCTATCGGCGCCTTTGGACGGAACGCCAAGCCGACATCGATGCACACAAGCCAGAAGATCCTCAGTACTCCAACTACATTGTGTATAATGGAGAGTTCCACCCCATTGGTTGGGACAAAATGGTCTTATGGTCCGAACGCGGTGGTCTACCCTCGCGAAAGGGATCGTACTATGACTATACAGGGCGCCCCAAACGAAACATTCGCTATTTTGTAAACCACTGGGATGTCTGTTTAAGTTCCAAGTCTTGTCAAAATGTATTAGATCGCCGAGGTATCTCCGTGCACTTTCTAATTGACAACGACGGCACCATCTATCAGACCACAGATATGCAACACGGGTGCTGGCACGCAGGAAGTGAAAGAGCAAACCGTGCATCTGTCGGCGTTGAAATTTCTAACGCCTACTACCCCAAATACCAAGAGTGGTACAAGAAGAATGACTTCGGTGAGCGCCCGATAGTGGAAGAGGCATGGGTTCACACGCGCAAGTTAGAGCCCTTCTTGGGTTTTTATCCAGTTCAAATCCGAGCACTCAAAGCGCTCTGGAAAGCGATTCATGTTGCAACCGAAATTCCATACGAGGCACCCCTCGGTCAGTTTGGAAACACCTCTACAAAATATGAACAAGATGTTAAATACGGAAACTTCTCTGGATTCGTGAGTCATTATCACATTTCTAAAGGAAAGATTGATTGCGCCGGACTTGATTTGCGCACATTGCTGGAAGAAACAGTCCAAGAGGAAAACACCGGATACGTAGGAAGCAGCGATGTCTGCGAAGATGAAGTATGAACACGAACACATCGTGGTGGGTAGCTCATTAAGCGCCTTATTGTTTGCATTCGTTAACAAATACCCAGTTTTTTTTGCCCAAGAGCGCAGACCTTTTCGGTTCGACTATTTGCCAATTGATGCAGACTTATCGGGACTAAAAATTTCCATGTCCCCAAAAAGTTTAACGACGTTTGAGGGAGAAAAGGAAGTTGGGATCCCGAAAGAGTTGTTGTGGGAGAGACTTCTTTTCTTATTGGGACTGGAGGGGCAACTGCCTCTGTCTAACTTGTGTCACACCTTGCGCTGGACTCCGGACTCGCTGGTGTGCTCAAACGAGTATTCAAAAATAGCAGAAGTTAATTTTGAAAGATGCTATTACTTTGGCGACGATCAGTCGGTTGGGTTAGCAAAAGAGAAAGCACTTGACCCTCCGCAATATATATGTTATGATTGGATAGCCTTCAATCGGGGAGGCAAACACCACATCGACTATATTGAATTTGATGACGACTTAGTAAGACAGGTATGGTTTTATCCTTCGGATAGAATTGATGGGGCAACTGCCGTTAAAGACGCGTGTGTTGTTTCAACGCTCACAGAAGAGCAACTTAGAGATTTTAACTACTCAGAAACCATGGCTCGATTCAAACTTGTTCATCAAATGGAAAGTTTAGGCATGAAAGGAAAATTTAATGGATACGGACCGAACGGAAAACCAAAGCATTACAAATTTAGAACATCTAGCACTGCTCGCCAAAAGCATGAGCAGCGCATTACCCCCCAACCACAAGCCAGCAATATTGAAATACCGCAAGATAGCGAAGAAGATTTGCTTGAAGCTCTACCGCAGGGTTGTTTGGGATACGATAGACTTTTGAGGCATTTGTGAAGCATATACATTTAGCCGGCATCATTCCGGTGGCTGGCTTAACGACCGATTTCGACATCGACACACCAGAGATACTGATGCCAGTGGAGGCAGGGTTTACTGCGATTCAGAAAGCCGTCTTCGAATGTTCGATAGCCGGGTGCCAAACTATTTGGATTGTTGCTAACTCAGACTTAGCTCCGATGGTGCGTAAAAGAATAGGCGAGTGGGTGTATGATCCTGTCTACTTAAACCGCAGACAATACGGAGAAAACTCTGAGAACAGGCGCGAGATACCTATTTATTATGTTCCCATTCACCCTAAAGATATTGGGCGCCGCGATTCATATGGCTGGTCGATCCTTGCCGGCATCTATGCAGCATGGCGCACCGCCAACCATATATCTAAATGGGTCGTGCCCGAGAAGTACTTTATCGCTTTCCCTATGTCTGCTTATAATGTTTATGATCTACGCCAACACCGTCGCGAGATATCCGATCCCTCGAACAACTTTTTAATGAAGCACGACGGGCACACTGTTGTAGATGACGTGCCTCTTTGTTTTACAATGCTGGGGCAAGACTATATCCATTGCCGGCGCCACGTTAACAAAGAGACTACCAAGGAGTTTTATAATACCGAAGAGGGAGAGCAATACCCCAGCAAGCGCTTGCCGCTGGAGGAGCGCTGGTCAGCAAAGAATTTCGATCTATCCGTGGTGTTTAATAAGCTGAATACTGCAGACGCGCATATATATGAACCGGAGTGGTTCTTTGATCTCTCGACATGGGAAGGCTATAGAAGTTATCTTGCGTCAGATAAAATAATAAAAAAACCATCAGAGTTCTTGACGAAGCCTCATAAACATGCTATTATACCATATAAGACTTAAGGAGGGATTATGAGTCGTACTGATTCTAAGATTAAATTTGTTGGGCTGCACGCGCACAGCGTAGCGGGGTCCATTTTCGATGCCATTGGATATCCACAGGCACACATGGATTTTTGTTATGAAAATGGCGGAGATGCACTAGCGCTCACTGATCATGGAAACATGAACGGCTTAGCATACCAAGTACTGCACGCAAAGAAAATGCAGGAGGGCGGCAAAGAGTTTAAACCAATCTTTGGGTGTGAAGCATACTTTATCCCGTCCGTTGAGGAGTGGCAAGAAGAATACACCAGAGCGATGGAAGATAAGAAGCGCGCCAGATCCGCCAAAGCAGCTAAAGCTTCAGGCGCAACTGTTGAGGATGAGGGCGCCAGCAAGAAGACACAAGATATCCTTCGGCGCCGACGTCACCTCGTCCTGTTGGCACAAAATCAGACAGGTCTCAACAACCTGTTTAAGCTGGTCTCAGAGAGCTACCAGTCAGAGAATTTTTATAGGTACCCCCGTATAGACTATAGACTTTTGGAGAAGTACAACGAGGGTATTATCGCCGCTAGCGCATGCCTTGGAGGTGTGTACGCGGGTGATTATTGGGAGAACCGCGAAGAAAGCGATGAAGCAGTTTTAAGTGCCATGCGTGATACCACCGAACGCATGGTAGAAATATTTGGTGACCGTTGGTATGCAGAAATACAATGGAACAACATTGAAGACCAGCATAAGCTGAACCAATTTGTTATCCAGACGGCACAAGAAATGGGCGTTAGTTTGATCACAACAGCCGACAGCCACTACCCGAATCCCGATGCTTGGAAGGACCGCGAACTATACAAGCGATTGGGGTGGCTTGGAAAGGGTAGACCATCATGGGCAGAGGAAGAATCACAACTTCCCGCTGGGGTTGAAGAAATCGGATATGAACTGTATCCGAAGAACGGTGATCAAATCTGGGAAAGCTACAAGCAGTATTCAGAAAGCGGTGGGTTTGAATACGATGATGCAGTAGTCTTGAAAAGTATTGAGGAGACACATCGCATTGCGTTTGAACGCATCGAGTCTTTCTTGCCTGACAATACAGTCCGCCTCCCCGAATTCGTTGTACCGGCTGGCTATACCGCAACTCAAGCGCTTGTTAATTATGCACTTGAAGGTCTAAAGGACAGGGGATTTCATAAAAACTCAGAGTACACTGAGCGTTTGAGACAAGAGCTTAATGTTATTGACGAGCGAGGGTTCTCCAAATATTTCTTAACCATGAAGTCTATCGTGGATGTAGCAACAGACATGATGCTGACCGGTCCCGGTCGAGGATCAGCCGCCGGCTCACTTGTCGCCTATGCGCTTGGTATTACTCAAGTGGATCCCATTAAGCATGACTTGCTGTTCTCTCGCTTCTTACGCTCTGATGCTAAGGACTACCCAGATATTGACTACGATGTATCCGACAGCATGGCACTGAAAGAAAAGTTAGTTGAGATGTGGGGAGAGGATTGTGTTGCGCCTATCTCTAACTGGAACACGCTGCAGCTCAAAAGTTTAATTAAGGATATCTCAAAGCTATATAATATCCCTTTCACTGAGGTCAACACCGTTACCTCTATTATGATCCGGGAAGCGACGCCGGAGGCTAAGCGTAAGCATGGTGTAAAGGCAGGTGTTTACGCGCCAACATGGGAAGAGGTCATGGAGTTTTCCCCTTCTCTCCAAGCATATCTAAACAAACACCCGGAGGTTAAGACGCACGTTGAGGGACTTGTCGGACAAGTTAGATCATGCTCGCGTCACGCTGGCGGCGTTGTCATCGCAGAGAACCTTGATTCCAATATGCCGTTGATTAATTCTGGCGGTGTGCGTCAGGCACCATGGGCGGAGGGACAGAACGTTCGCCATCTTGAGCCCATGGGCTTCATTAAGTTCGATCTGCTTGGACTTTCCACCCTTAAGATGATGGAAGGTTGCATCGAGCACATCCTCCAGCGTCATCACGGCGTTGAAGAGCCGACGTTTGCACAGGTGCGAGATTATTATGAACGCATACTGCACCCAGACATTCTGGATATGAACGACTCCACTGTCTACGAGAACATCTTTCACACAGGAAAATGGGCAGGTGTCTTCCAGTTCACAGAGCATGGAGCACAACAATTTTGTGTGAGAGCGAAGCCGAACAACATCATTGACGTATCAGCTATCACTTCTATCTTTCGTCCCGGTCCATTGTCGGCAGGGGTAGACACAGATTATGTAGAAGCCAAGGGGCATCCCCAGCGCATCAGCTATCTTACTCCTGATTCACGAGAGATCACTGAAGAAACTTATGGCTTCCTCATCTTCCAAGAACAAATTGCTTTGCTGGCTCACAAGCTGGGTGGGCTCACTCTTGACGAAGGCAACATGCTTCGCAAGGTCTTGACCAAGAAAGGAACCGGAAAGGGTTCCGTCAAGGGCAGGCTTCACGATAAGTTTATTAAGGGGTGTGTGGCGAAAAACATTGACCGCGATGCTGCCCAAGCACTTTGGGACAAGTTTGAATACTTCTCCGGCTACGGCTTCAACAAGTCACACGCGGTGAGCTATTCGATTATCTCATATCAGTGCGCGTGGTTGTGGAACTATTACCCCGCAGAATGGATGGCAGCATTCCTCGACAAAGAGCCCGAGAGCAGAAAGGAAAAGGCAATCAACATCGCCAAGCGATATGGATTCGACATTGCCCCACTGGATATTAATAAGTCAGGCACAGTGTGGGAGATTAGTGAGGATGGCAAGACACTGATTCAGCCACTCACGTCTATTAAGGGATTAGGGAAAGCAGCAATCGATCAGATTCTCGCCAACCGTCCGTTAAACAATGCAGAGGATCTCCTCTTTAACGAGAATATTACGTATTCAAAATTGAACAAGAAGTCTCTGGATGCTTTATGTCGCGGCGGAGCACTGGATAATATTGTCGATGATCGCTTCACTGGTCGAAAGCATTTCTGGTCTGCATGCATTGTGGATCGCCCCAAGAACTTGAAGAAGTTAGCTGAGAATATAGAACTGTACCGACCCGAAGGCGACTTTAGCGAAGAAGAAATCATCCAGTTCAAGTCGGATCTTACTGGAGTCTTCCCCATCAACTTGGTGATTAATGCCGAGACGGTCCAGAAACTACAAGACAAATTTATTCCACCCATCTCTGAGTTCGATCAAGAACTACAGGTTTGCTGGTTTATCCCGCGCAAGATTGTGCCGAGAAAAACCAAGAAAGGTAAAGACTATTGGATTGTAGAGGTCATTGATTCCAACAACGAACTAACTAGAATAAGGTGCTGGGGTATCAAACCCGAGAAAGATCGCGTGCATCTCAACCGACCGTACATGGCGAGATTGAACTATGATGAAAACTGGGGATTCTCAACATATGCGGTTGGCAGAACATTTAGATTACTAGGATAACCATGAACGTACTTAAAACTTTTAGCCCATTATTGAAGGAAGCAAAGCTCATCGATGACTTACCAGTGGTCATTAGAGTACAAAAGTTTGATGGCACCGCAGCGAAGGAATTCTCGAAACTTGTAGGAAAAGCACAGAACACAGGACAGCCGGTGCTGCCAATTATTATCGACAGTTATGGAGGGCAAGTTTATAGCCTCATGTCCATGATTTCGGACATCAAACACAGCCGCATTCCGATTGCCACCATCGTGCAAGGAAAAGCAATGTCGTGCGGCGCTATTTTGTTTAGCTTTGGAGCCGAAGGTAAGCGCTATATGGATCCAGACGCCACAGTTATGATTCACGATGTTAGCTCAATGAGTTGGGGCAAAGTAGAAGAGGTTAAAGTAAGCGCCGACGAAACCGACCGCCTTAATCAGAAGATTTATACAATGATGGCGGAGAATTGTGGACATCACAAGGATTACTTCCTTGACATCGTGCACGAGAAAGGGCACGCAGATTGGTTTTTGGAAAGCGACGAGGCTAAAAAACACAATCTTGCTAATCATTTGCATGTACCTCAGTTAAAAATTGAAACCCGGGTCAAGTTCGACTTTAAGTAAAACTACTTAAGGTATGGCAGCTAGCAGCAAATTAAAATGGAAGAGAATTCTCAACCAGTTAAGGTTTTACAGCGTCGAACTGGACACTGTAAAAGAAATTGTGCGAGAAGCTGCGCCAGATTTTCAGAAGTATTATGAAAGCTTCTGTGCCACCAACAATATAGATCTTAACGAACTCAACAACCAACATCGGGAGCGGGTGCAAGAACTATACGGAAAGCCAGACACCAATAGCAGTGACGAGAATGAACCCGACATAGACAACCTTAGCGAGACGAGCATAATTGTTCATGAATCTTCCTCCCCGCCCCCACCGGCGCCTGAATCTTACCAAATGACACAAGACGAGAAAGAAATGCACGAAGCATTTTCTAAACTCTTCAAAAAGATTGCCCTCACACTTCACCCAGACCGAGTAGACCCCAATTTGTCCACTGAAATGCGCAAAGATATGATAAGTAGATTCCAAGAAGCCAACCGCGCCATGGAACAAAAAAAGTATTTTGTTTTATTGGATATTGCCGACGAGCTTAACATCACAACTCCCCGAAACTATAAGCAACAGAATCGCTGGATGAAACGTGAGGTTGGCAGACTTGAGCAGCTTGTGCGCAATCAAAAGAGCACCTATAACTATAAGTTTGCCGATGCAGAGACGGACGCTGAGCGCGACACGCTAATAAAACAATTCCTACATCAATTATTTGGGCTCCAGCTATCAGAAAATAGTTGACAGCACTTAAGATAGATGTTATATTAATAAAGAATTAAAAAGGAGGGCTTAATGGCCACAACAAATGAAGAACGTAAACGATATGTAAAGGAATACATTCGTTCACTAAACGCAATCGAAGAGGCAATGGAGCCTTACAAGGACCAAAAGCGAGACTTGCGCAGCGAGTTTCGTGAGAACGGATGGCTCAATACCGACGAAATCCGAGCAGCAGTCAAGGCGTACCGCCTGTACAAAGGTAAGGTAAACATTGACGAAGTGGTGGAAAATTTTAATATGTTAGCAGGAGACACGGATGATTCTTGAATATTCAAAAGTGCGCCACAATTCTCGCACACCTGAGCGCGCCAACCCCTCAGACGCAGGGCTTGACGTTTTCTATAGTCCCGAAGAGGGGGATGCCGCCGGACAGTGGCTCAAGCCTGCGGAGTCTAAAGTGTTTTCCACCGGCTTAAAGTTTGGTGTGCCGCATGGATATATGCTGGAGGTGAAGAACCGTTCTGGAAACGCTGCGAAGAAGAGCCTGCTGGTTGGTGCTTGTGTTATAGACTCAGGCTACGAAGGCGAGGTGTTTGTAAATTTAC